CCAAGGATCTTTCTTTCCGGCTCTACTTCGCGAAATTCCGCACCACGCAGTGCACCGCGCAACTGCTGTCGCTGGAATTGAACGGCGGTATCTCGGCGATCGATTTGAACTTCGACTCGACGCGCCCGCCCGGCACCACGATCAATTTCGAGGTGCAAGTCAACGGCGCGTGGGTGCCGCTCGGCTACTACGACACCAACCCGCTCGTTGCGCTGCCGCCGCTGTTGCCATTCCGGATCACACTGGTGGGCACGACCGACGAAATGCCCGGCTTCGGTGTGGCGGCGAATTCGCGATCGCTGACGTCGCGGCCTCGCTCGGACTTCCGCCACATCAGTACCGCGCGGACCACGCCCGGACCCGTCACGACGGTCTACGGAGATTTCCGGCTAGAGTCGTGGCGTGGTGCGCCGTACCACACCTTCATTCCGCGCCTATTGACTGGTGCGGGCTACACCAGTGTGCGGACGCCATCACTGATCGAGGACGAAGTCGATCCGGATGATCCGACTGTGTTGCTGCGCCACTGCACGTGGAATTTGGCAGCGCTCGGCGGCACTGCGATCACCGCGTACAAAATCCGCATGGAGGGCACCACGGACAACGTGAACGCCTGTTATCTCGTCGGCGAACGCATCGACGTCGCTGTTGCTTGAGGTGTGAGGGCGAGCCCAGAGACAACAGTCGAATGGGTTTCATGACCTTCTTGGCCAAGGCCCGCCCTCACTTTCCCTATCTAAAACAATCATGGAGCTTGTACAATGGCCACAGAAGAATTTCCGCAACGCAACGTTAACATGCCGATGGACGAGGCTGCGCTAGCGAAGGCGCGCGCGGCACTCGATCCCGGCTCGATGGGCTCGACGTCGGGAACGTCGGGGCCAATGCCGAACGCGCCAGCCAACGGCAAGGGCTCGCGGCGCGAGGTGCGAAAGGGAGAATGGATCGATGATCGCGTGATCCAGATCGGCGGTCCGGCGTCACCGTCGGAAGACTCGCCGCCGGAGTGGAAGAAGAGCGATCGCGCCATCCCAACCTTCGTTGCCGGGAAGGTCTATCAGGTCACCCTCGGCAAGGCGTGCATGTTCGCGGGCCGCGTTCTGTCTCCGGCGAAGTCGTACCAGATGACCGGAGAGACGTGCCTCGATCCGGAGGTGCAGCCCTGCATCGTTGACGCGGTGGAGATCGGCGACACGCCGCAGAATCCGGACGTGGCACCGAGCCAAGCGGAAGCGACAGGCAAGGCCAAGAAGAAGGCGTAAACCACATGGCGCTGAAGCGGCTGGATGAAGAGTTCGAACTAAAACCCGGCACGCAACTGCTTCCTTATATGAAGCGGTTGTTGCCCTCGCTCGAAGGTCGCTTTCAGAATCTCGAATCGACGCAGGATCTCCTCGCTGGCGTCAACGAGGATATTCGCGCCGCTGCGCTGTTGCGCATGAACGAGATCTTGATCCCGGCGACCAAAGACATTCTGGAGGTGACGCAACTTGGTTTCTTGTTGGCGCCGATCACCGGCCTGATGACGCTGGGGATGGGCTACATGACCTTCACCGTTGAGGAGGGCGTGCAGCGCGACACCTTCACGCCCTCACCGTATCTCATCATTGAGCACTCTCCGGATGACTACGCGATCGCGCGCACGATGTCCTATGACCAAAAACTCGGCATCTTGGAGGTGACGATCACCGCGCTGCACGGCAACCCGGGGCCGTTCGATGATTGGGTGGTATCATCGACGCCCGGCATGGCCGATAGCACCAAGCTCTACCATGATGCTGTCGGGCCGATGCACGATGTCGTAGTCGCCGACTACAACGAAATCGTCATTATGCATCAAGAGATCTTGCAGGCCGCGAACGATCTGGAAGGCGCCGGTCTCGATTTGTACAACTACATCCGCAAGGATGGCACCTCGGTGTTCGAGGGCGTGCAGAAGGGCGTACATCCCGACACTGGTTCGAACGACACTTCATTTCCGACCACATACTGGACCCGCGCGCGCATGAACGAGTATCTGCGCGACTCGATGTCGTCCTCGGGCGCGTCGATGACAGGGCCGCTGTATCTGTATGCCGCGCCATCACAGCCGCTGATGGCATCGACCAAGAAGTATGTTGACGACACGGTCGCCAGCATGGGTGCAAGCAGGCTCTCTCTCAATGGCGGCCAGACCATCTCCGGTGGATTTAACTTCAACGTGTTCGTGTCTCCGGCAGGAAACATCACCATCAATCCGTTCAACGGCAACTACCAGAGCATCGGCAATGTCGGCACCTTCACCGTCACGGCGCCGACGGTGGATTGCGCGGTCGATCTGATGATTGTCAATAGCGCTGGCGCTGGTGCGATCGCATGGAGTGGCTTCACGGTCGGCACCAACACTGGGGACCTAATGACTACCACCAACGGCCACATCTTCATCGTCTCGATTCGGCGCATGGCCAATATCTCGACGTACGTCATCAAAGCCTTGCAGTAACACAGGAGCGAACATGGCTGACATTGCCTTCTTCGAAGGACGACAGACGACACCCGTGCCGCCCGCGCACGCGATCCCATCGCCATCACCGTTGCAAATGCTATCGACAGCGATGGAGTGCAATCCGGTTGGCTCGGTGATGGTGACACCGATCGTGCAGGACCAGACCGTGGGCGACTATGTCCGCGAGATTCGGATTTTCTCGGCGAGGTCAGCGACCGCCGAGCCGATATTGGTGCTGTCGGTGAGGCTGCACGCGCTGACGATCAAGGCTCTCGAAATCATGACGCCCGCTCACGTGATCTAACCACATCTTTAACAGGAGAAATCAGAATGGCTGATCCGGTCTTTGGTATTTCAATTCGAAAAGTAGACGAAGGCGCGCGTCCGGTACTGGCCGCTGACCTTTCGACCATCGGCATCGTTGGCCCGGCGCCGCTCGCCGATGCGTCGGTGTTTCCGTACGACACTCCGGTGTTCATCAACTCGAACGACAGCCGGAAGACGCAGAAGCTCGGCGATCTCGGCTATCTCGCGGATGCGGTTCGCGGCATCAACGATCAGTTGGGAGAGACGCAGTTCGCTGCGCGCATCGTCATCGTGCGCACGCCCGAAGGCACCGATCCAGATCCGGCGATCAAGCTGCAGCAAACGATCTCGAAGATCGCTGGCGACAGTCTCGCGGGCACCGGCATGTGGGCGTTCCTCAAGGCGTCGCAGAAGCTCGGCTTCACGCCGCGCATCCTCACGGCGCCGGGCTACACCTCGCAGATGGCCAACGGTGTCGGCTATATCGAGCGCACGGCGCCCGGTTCGGGCTATGTCACCGATCACATGTATCCGGTGACGTTCTCCGGCGGTGGTCCTGACGCGGTACAGGCGACTGGCCACGCTTATGGTCTGAGCAACGGTCAACTTGGCGCGGTCGAGCTCGAACTGCCGGGTGCGTGGTACGACACGCCGCCGACCATCGATGTGCCTCCCCCGGGCAATCAGGCTCAATCGGCGACGGTGGAATCTGGCGGCATCGGCTACGGCGTCGGTGAGCAAGTCGTTCTTGAGCATCAGGTGATCGTCACCGTGGTGACGGTCGGTCCCGGCGGTGAGGTGTTGACGGCGAACGTCTCCACGCCGGGCTTTATCGTCGGCACTGAGGTGCCACCGGATGAACCACTGGTAGCGATCCAGACCAGCGGCAGCGGCACGGGTGCGACGTTCGACATCGTGTGGCAGGAAACCGGCACGACCGCAGCGTACACTGCGACGATCGTTGCTGGCGCCAACCCGGTTGTCGCCGGAGCAACGTCGATCTGCAACCAGTTGCTCGGCATGATGATCGTGGAGAGCTCGGGCGCGTCGTTTCAAAACGATATAGACTGGCGCGAGACGATGCAGAGCCATCGCCTGATTCCGATCAGCGGCGGCTGTCGCGTGATGGACCCGATCACGAGCTATATCGTGATCAGGCCGCTGGCGCCACGCATGGCGGGAATCATGGTGCGGCGCGACCACGAGACCGGCGCCCCGTTCCACTCGGCGGCGAACCAAGCGGTGCAGGGCATCATCAGCCCGAACCGTGAGATCGGCTTCAATCTCACCGACAGCGCGAACGAAGCGCAGGAGTTGCTGGGTGCGAACATCGGCGTGCTGATTCGTGGTGAGGTGGGCGACGATTTCGCGATCGCGTCGGGCGGCTTCGTGCTGATCTCGACCGACAATGCGGGCGAAGACCCGTTGTGGCAGATGTACAACGTGATGAGAGGTCGCGACTACATCCATCTGGGAATGCTGCGCGCGCTGCGCTTCTTCCTCGGTCGCTTCAACATCATCGGCCACACCGTGCAGGCGATCCTCAACACGATGGAATTCTTCCTTCGCGATCTGGAAGCCGATCAGCACATCCTCGGCTACGATGTGAACTTCAGGACCGAGGGAAATTCGCCAGAGCAAATCCGGCTCGGGCATCTGACCGTAGGCTTCCGCGCCGAAGAGCCGCCGGTCCTCAAGCACATCACCATCGAGTCTTCGCGTTACCGTGAGGCGATCGATGCGATGGTTTCCGATCTCGCCACGCAACTCAATCTCGCGTCGTAACCGTCGGGCGGGCAGCACCATCTGCCCGCCACTCACTCCTTTGGAAAGGAATCGTCTATGGCTAACGCAACGATCTACGTGATGGAAAGCGCCAACTTGATTTGCGGCGACACGCGACCCACAGCCCCGGGCTCTGCCGGTGCTCCCGGCATCTCGACGCATCTCGTTCTGCAGGAGTTGAAGCTCCCTGCGATGGAAGAGAACTATGTCGATCACGCACCCGGCGGCGCCCCGATCGCCATCGAAGTGCCGACGCACATGAACAAGCTCGAAGCGACGTTCAATCTGGCGGGCTGGGACCCTGTGCTGATGGCGTACATCGGGCAGAACGATCCCTACTACCAGCGCTTCACCGCCTACGGTTTGATCCGCGATCGTCGGACCAGCAAGGCGTTGCAGGCGATGGCGGTGATCGAGGGCAGGCTCGGTCGCGTCAACCCGACTGCCTTCTCCAAAGGCAACCTGATGTCGCACGAGTATTCGATCAAGTCGATCGTCTCCTACAAGCTGACCATGCAACTGACCGAGAATGGCCAGACGCCATTCGAGATCTATCACTGGGACTTCTTCACTTCGAAGCGGCGCATCGGTGGCAACGATCTCAATGCGGAGATGATCAATCTGCTTCGCATTCCGACGGCTTCGGTTGACAAGCCGCAGACCGGTCCTAGCACGCCTGCGCAGGCTGGCGGGATCGTTAGCTAATGACGGTCGCAGAACTCGTCAAAGAGCTCCAGAAGCACGATCCGAACAAGCGTGTGGTGGTCGCCGACACCGACGGTGCTGGCGGCCACGAAGACGTCGAGTTCATTGATCAGCGCGTCGATAAGGGTGAGAACGTCATCACCATCTGGTTTCACCATTAGGGACACGCATGATCACTCTCGACAAGACCGGCGGGCGAACTGTTCAACTGTTCATCCCGTTCGAGTTCAACAAACAGAAGATCGAGGCGATATCGATTGGGCCGCTTCGCCTCGGTCACGTGCTGCGATGGAATGAGGGCGCGTGGAAGACGTCCATCGAACTACTGGTGGAGTTGTCCGGCATCGAGGAAGCCATCATCCGCGATCTGCGCTACCCGGACGCGGATCGGGTGCTGGATACTTTCATGCAGATGCTGACTCCCGAGATTCGCGACGACGTCCTCAATGGCCGCATTCCGTTGAAGATTGAAGAGATCGCAACGGAGGAGGCACCGCGCACCACCAACGGCAGCGGCGCCCCTGATCCCGACTTCACGGCAATGCATGGGCCGGGCGATCCATTGCCCGAGGCCGGTTTCGACATGAGCGAAGAGCCGTGAGGTCGATCTGATGGCCGATCAAGAAAGCAAAATTACACTTACCGGTGAAGACAAAACCGGTGCGATGTACAAGTCGGCGAAGAAGAACGCCGACGACTACATCAAGTCGCTTGAGAAGATTCTGCAGATCAACGAGAGCACCAAGCGCGCGATGGAGGCCACGCGTCGCTCGAACCATATGACGTACCAAGAGCAACTGGAGAACGTCCTCAAGCACAGGAAGGCACTCGATGATGCAGCGGCGGCTGCAAGGAATGCTGGCAAGGGCGCAGAAGAAGGCGCCAACAAGCAAGTCACGGCGGCGCAGAAGGTCAACAACGCCATCCAAGGCGTATTGAAGAGCCATCTGTCGCTAATCGGCGCCGCCGAGGCCGCGCGCCGCTCGTACCTCGGTTTTGCCGAGAGCGAGCGGAAGATGATTCAGTTGGGGAACGCGACCAAGGCGACCAAGGAGGCGCTTGGAGAGTCCGAGGCGGCGCTGCGAAAGGCGGCGCAAGTCACCGGGACCCATTTCGATGAAGCGCTCGAATCCGCCGACAAGCTCCGCACCGGATTGAACATCACGCTGGATGAGGCGATCAGGAGATTCCCCCGGCTGGCGGTCGTCGCCAAGGGGCTGCGAAACACCACCTCCGGAGATCTGGCGAAGGTCACCACGGATTTCATGCGCAACATGAATATCCCGGCGACCCAGTTCAACGAGACAATGGAAATGCTCGCGGGCATCGTTCGCGAGACCAACATCGACATGAAGGATCTGGTCGGCACCAGCGGCGAGCTCGGCCAGATGGCGCAGGACGCTGGCTACAAGGGCACCGACGGCATCGCGCGGCTGGGTGTTCAACTCGGTATCGCCACCGACATCATGGGCGACACCTCGCGCGGCGCCCGGCTGTTGATGCAGACGTTCGGCCAAGCCAGCAATCTCGGGCAGGCGATGGGCATCCCGAATAAAATTTGGGCCGAGCAACTCGACAACATCAAGAAGCAGGGCGGCGATCAACAGGCCTACATCGTCAACCTGATCAAGGCGATGCCGCTGCACGAGAAGGAAGCCTTCTATCGCAACATCGATGTGAAGCAGCGCCTGCTCCTGAAGAAACTGGAGGAAGAAAACAACGGCCAGATCGCCAAGAAAATCCAGTTGATCCGAGATCTCGGCAATGGACAGCAGGCGGTGATCGACGGCACCAAGGTGATGCAGGCGACCGGCGGCGGTGTTGACTCGTTGTCGGCATCGATCGGTTTGCTCGCTGACGAATTCGGTCGCCTGATGGTGACAATGGGCGTGCCGAACATCATTGCGATGGTCACCAAGGAATTGCAGCGGCTCGGCAGTGTCGTGAAGTGGATCGGAGAACTGATCGATCTTCTCAACAAGGGAGAATACAAGAAGGCGGCTTTGTCGTTTGTTGGCCCGCACGGTTTCCATCCGCTCGCGCCGCTGATGAACAACCAGCTTGGCCAAGCCACAGAGGGTGGACTGACCGGTCAGCAGGCTGTGGAGGATCAGAAGAAGGCGCTCGATGAGGCGATAAAGAAGAGCGAGGATGTCCCGCCACCCGGTGGTGTGCCTCCCGGTTGGAAGCCCGGTGATCCGCTTCAGTTCGGCCCGCGTGGCACCGGACAACTTCCCGGTCCCGCTCAGCGAAGCTCGTATGGTGGCAGTTCTGACTCGCTGTATCTGCCTGCGGACTTCCGCAGCAACATCCACAACGCATCGTTCGGTGGCGGCGGCGGTGCTGCGTCTGGCGGCGGCTACTCGCAATTCTCTCCGGGTGGACCGCAGGGTTATGGCGGTGGCACGTCCTACGGCAACCAAGGTCTGATCCCACGCACCAGCGGTCGCACGAGCAGCGGGCGCACGTCGTCTTCCGATTCCGATGAGACAGCAGCGCCAGCGGCAACGGCGGGCGGAACGGCAGCAGGAGACTACCAAGGTAAGCGCGTCAACGAAGACGTGATGAAGACGCGCATTCAACAATCCAATGCCGAATGGATGAAAGATCCCAAGAACCAACAGAAGATCTTCCGCACGCTTCAGGCTGAAGGCGGCGGCAACATAGCTGCCAACTTGGAGCAAATGTCGAACTACGCAGCGTCCAGAAATTTGACCCTAGAACAGGTTGTGAATGCTAGAGGCAAGCGTCAGTTCTATGGTCCGCTCAAGCGTTTACACGGTGATCCCGGTTCAGGGCCATTGATGAAGCATGAACGTGATGCGTACAACAGCGCATGGACTCCAGAGAAACAAAAGTTGTGGGACAAGGCCTACAAGGAAGTGTTCTCGGGAGGGTCTAACAGAATCAATTACCTCACCGATCAAGGAACGGTCGGCGACCCGAACTATGACCCGAACAAGATGACCAAAGTCGGCGGCAATATGTTTGGTATTCAACCGGGCACTGAAAGGTGGGTTAACGCACAGCGAGGTAAAGCACAGGTCTCCGGTCCAGTCACTGTGCAGCCGGGAGGCGAATCAACTGTCGCGACAGGCGCCCGTGTGCCGCGTCCAGCCGAGACCACGGGGCAGTTGCTCAACAGCGACGGCACGCCGAAGGGCAATCTCGATGCGCTGACAGGCGATATGTCAGGGGCTGGCCTGACGGTAACGTCTGGCTATCGCAGCCCGCACCACAAACTTTCGATAGCCAATCCGCACTCCTCGCATTCGCGCGCGCTGGCGTTCGACGTCCGCGCCAAGACTGAGAGACAAGCCGATGCGGCGATGGCCAAGATCCGCGCGCAGATGGCGTCGCGCGGTCTGGTCGAGGGTCAGGACTACAAGATCCTCGATGAGGTGCGCAGGCCGTCTGCATGGGCCACCGCCAAGCACGTGCATACGCAACTGACGCCGGAGGGCATGAAGCGCTATCATGCCAATCGACCGCAGGCGGCACCAGCGGCGGCAACCGCCACAGCCGATGAGCCGAAGGGCGAAGGAGCGCTACAATCGAAGCCTATCGAGGGTCAAGCGCAGCCAAAGCCAGCGGAAACAGCGGCGCCTGTAGATCGCGACGTGACGCAGCGCGTCAATCTCAAGGTCAACGACAACGAGGTACAATTCGCGCGCTCATCGATGCGACGATCAGCCGATCGCGAAGTGCGCGAGGCACGGGCGACAAGTTACTCCGACATCGGGGCTGCATGACGGAATGGGTCGTCACCTACACCATCGAGTTTCCGGACAACGCGATCTTGGTCACCGAATTCTTTCGCGGTGAGCGGCACGAGTGCGAGCGCATCAAGGCGCAGAGCGGCGGCGGCGATCACGACCAGATGACAACCAAGCGACCGTGGAAAGCGATCGTTGGACCGGCGCATGAGTGGGATGATTTCTTGGAGAGCTAAATGGCAAATTGGGTGATGTTTCAGTGGGGACCGATTCAATTCCAAGTCTTCCCGATGAACGTGGATAACTACGCCCACCACACGGGCGCCGACTGGGCCAAGAAAGAAATCGCTGGTGCGGCGATGTACCGGGAATGGGTTGGTGAGAGCGACGAACAGATCACGCTGAAGGGCAAGATCTTCCCGCACTTCTTCGCGCGCAAGTCGCGGGCGCGGGGCATCGGCCAACAGACCGACGGCCCGAAGGCGACGCTCGATAACGACACCGGCTTGCTGCAGGAGCATGTCGGCAAGGAGACATCTTCCGGCGGCCTCTACCATCTCGACGTTCTCGACAACATGCGGCGCCTCGGCCAGACGCATATTCTGATGCGCGGCGATGGCTGGCACTACGGTTGGTACGTGATCGAGACACTGCATCGCGGCCACACGTTTCTCGCGCAGGACGGCATCGGTCAGCAGATCGAGTTCGAGGCGCAGTTCACGCGCGTGCCGATCCCGAACGACGCAGCATCGAACACCGTGCAGATGTACAAGGCGGATGTCGCATGAACGTTGTCTCTTACGATCTCGTCACGGTCGGCTCGGACTACATCACTGCCGACACCATCCTGTGGCGGCGCTATCGCAACCGCGCGCCGCTGAT